CTGTAAGAAACAAACTGTAAGCAATAGGATCTGAAGATATGATTTCACGTGTGTTAGCCTCTTTAATTAATAATGAATCTACAAACCAAGCGCAACCAATTGCAAGTGCATACTTGCTTAAGCCAAAAGCAAAAGTACTGAATTGCCAATTTGAATTAATGGTAAAAAAGATTGCAAGAAATGCGCCCAAAAATAAGGGCAAAAAAGTCTTAAGAGCTTGCATAAAAAAACCTTAAATGGATACTTGTAAAATTGAAACTTTTGATGTTAATATTTGTTTATAAATCGGTTTGAATTCTAATGTCGTTAAACCGTCGCTGGTGCCCTTTACATAAAGCTCGTAGTTTGCTTTTGCGCTTTCTGCATCAATGTTGACAGCATGATCCAAACTTTCAAACACACCGCCCTCACGTCTTGTAATTACTAAATTTTCTTTTGCACATCTTCTAATCAAATCATCATCTTCGGAACCCCAGCCCCAGAACTCATTCGAAAAACCATTGACTTGCATAAAGTCTGCATTTGGAAACATCGTGACGCCCCCGAAATATGTATCGTATGGAATGCCCTTTTCAAATTGCGTTGCACTTGCAACAAGGTGCGTTGGGCTTAAGCATGCTGAATAGTCGGCGGTAATTGGCAACATATCAACATCGTGAAAAACGTAGTAATCCGCTTGTACTGAATTATAACCAACGTTACACAGTTTGCCACGGTTGAACGGTTTGCCGTGCTCTTGCTCAACAACCAAGATCTCGAAGTCGTGCCCTTGCATTGTCAAGTAAGTGCTTACGTACGGAATAAACTTTTTTAAGTGTTCATGCCTATCTCGAAAAGGTACTATGATTGCTAATCGCATATTGAGTAGTACTCCGCTTTGTCTTTAGCTTCTTGCAATGTACACTGTCTAAAACGATATTTAATAATTGCTTTGTTGGCTTCGCTAAAGATCGTGAATTTCCAGCCGTTATCGTACGGTATTAAAGTGCAATAACATTCACTAGTAAAGTATATTATTTTGGTCTTGTAACCTGTTTTATATTTTTGCCAATCAAATAACGGCATTGAATCAAAATGGTATAGTTTCGGCATTGCTGATCGGCTCCACTTTGTTTATTGCACTTAGCTTCACACTTGTAAAGTAAGCAACTTCGCCCGTCGGTTTGTTGTACTTGCGCCCGGTCAAATACACACTGATTGAAACCTCATCATCTTGCTTGTAACCGTTCAACAAATCGCAAGCTTGGTTGGTTGCTTCACATCGAATGAACTCTGAATACTTACCAGATTCAATCCTTAACACAAGATCACGCTTTGAAAACTTTTCGCTAATCTGTTGCACGTCGCCAACTTGTTCAATAGTTCCTTTCAATTCAATCTTACTCATGTCCAATTCCAAATTCTATTAATAAATCTTGCATTTCTTCTTGCGCTGTTTTGCCGTTTGGCAATATCCATGTATGTGAACTCACGGGCTTCACGTGTGTAACTTGCACGGCGTCAATAATTCCAAGCTTGCAATTACCACTCATGGCGAACCACAAGTGATCCAAGCCCCAGCCCGAAAAGTTTAAATCAAAAGTCCACAGCATCTCTTTCAAAAAAGCACTTGTAAACAAAGGACACATAATTTCTACGAAGTTTGTTTCACGTGTTAAGCTATTCGGCACGTGCTTTGTAATGTCCCAGCTTGCAAACGAATCACTTGACAAACTTGGCTGGCTTAAATCAAATCCGCTTGCCCTTGTCAACTTAACTAATTTTCTCAAATCAGCATCATTTATTTTTATATCGTAATCTGGAAACCAGAAGTAGTCGTAAGTGTTCAGCATATCACGATCTTCAATAAGCTTCTTGATTGCTTGGTATTTGTACGTCCCGTCTGTTTCGTAATCATTCACAAACAAATCGTAATACAAAGCGGAATACTGACCAACGCCCTCACGGGCTTTGTTGGTGGTTAGGATTACTGCAAGTTTGCTCATTTGCCTATTGCCTTGTAAAATTCTTCAATCGATTTAATTATTGCATACTTGCAACCCACGCTCAAAACCCTCGCTTGCCACTCGATTTGCAAAGCGCTCTGGCGCCCCTTCAAAGTCTTGAACTCTAAGAACACCACGCCACCCGAATGCAAGTACGTCATGTCAGCAACACCAGCCACCAAGCCTATTGAACGCAAGTGCATTCCATGGCGTGCGTTCTGGGGATTGTTGAAGTTCATATATAAAAGTCCACGCTCTTCTGGATATGCATTCCAGTGCGATTGAAAACAAAGGGCTTGCAATTGGGTTTCTGTCATAATTCAAATAATGTATTGTTTTTATTCTTTATTGCAAATTCTATTCTTGCTTTTGCTATGTCTATATACTCACTGTTCAAATCAAAGCCTATAAATTTAAAACCTTCATACATCGCAGCTTTACCTGTCGAACCTGAACCAAGGAACGGGTCAAGCACAATGCCATTTGGTGGTGTTACAAGGCGCACTAGGTATTGCATCAGCGATGTTGGTTTGACTGTTGGGTGGTGGTTTTGTGCATTTTGTATTTGTTGGTCTGGTTGTCCGCCAATACCATTCCCCATTGTTGGCCTTTTCTTTTTTTCCATCCCCTCGCACCCCTCATCTCTATCTTTCTTACTTGCTTTTGCACAATAGAAGAAACGTGAGGCGCTTTGCTTCTCATCACTTGGAAACCCCTGTAAAACTTCATCACTACCATCATGAATAAAGTTAGCAGGCCAACGGCCGTTGTTTATTCTTGATTCAAACGCATTGTATTTTTCATTGTCATAATTTCCACCCACATAACCATTGTTTGCCCAACCGCCTTTTGCACGTCTTGTTTCTTCTTCCGTTTCCACCCTACACCTATCAATATTTATACCACCTGTTCCATACGCTAAAACATTTTCTACTACAGTACCAATTAATGGTTTACGTGCAACACATATAGGCTCATAAGCAGGCTTTAATGCAGTCCCCCAGCCGTCCCATTCTTTAGCCTCGGCCGTAGCAGGGGCAGTTATTGTTGATTTTGAACTATCGCCAACATCAACTTGTGAACCACTAGCAACTCTGCCTCTAGCTGAGTATTTACCTAACCCAACTACCTCCCGCTCCGCCCCTTGCATCTTATCTATTGCCTTGCTTATATTATGACTCTTAGGGAATCCCGAACCGTATACCCATTGTATCTGGTCTCGAATATCAAAACCAGCATCTTCAATTGCAACGGCCATTCTGTGGTATGTCCTAGAACCTGAAAAGGCTAATAGATGCCCTCCGTGCTTAAGCACCCGTAAACATTCTGTCCATAATTCAACATCATATGCAATGCCTGTATTATCCCATTTCTTGCCCATAAATCCTAATTCATATGGCGGGTCGGTTACTATGCTATCAATTGAATTTGATTCTAATGTTTTTAGCAACTCTTTGCTATTGCCACATTCAAGACGGTACTCTTTCTTTTGCAGTTGGGATTCATTCATAGTGATAGCTACAAAAATTACATTGGTTATGATTTTGCTTCATTCCATGTTTTGTTTGTTTATACCATATGCAATCAATAACCATTGATTTATATTTTTTGAGTTCTTCGCAACTATAATATTTGCATTTATAGCTCTTTGCAACTCTATCTACATGCTCTATATTCGATTGTGAATTACTTATTTTGTAATCCTTTTTATTTTGATTCATAGTAAATCTTAAATAATAATTTTTTTAAAATTCTCTAATTTAAAAACAATTCTAGGCTTTAAACCTTTTGTTTGAAAATTTTCACCTAATAAAAGATTTTCCAAACTTTCAATATATAAACATTTGTCATTTATATCATTTACAATCAAATATGGTTTTATCCCAGTATCTTTGTAAAATTCCATTCTTTTATCTATTTGCCATTTCGGTAATCCATGACCGTCATAAGGTGGTGACTTAAATTTTTCTTGTGTTTTTATTTCACCAAGACACCATTTATTTTGATACTTGAACATTATATCAACTTGCATAAAAGATATTTTTTTACTCATAAACCAATTTCTCACCAAGTCTTCACCAGCAAATCCTATCTTGCAATGTTCTAAGTTATTTTCTAAAAAACTCATATTTTATTTTTAATTATATTGTAATACTCTTCTTCTATTTCAATCCCCGTGGCCAGCCTATTTGTATTTTTACAAGCAACCAAAGTACTGCCACCACCAGCAAAAGGTTCTAATATCCTATCACTCTCATTTGTGCTTTTCTTTATTAAATATTCTAATAAATCAACTGGCTTTTCAGTTGGATGGATGTTTGCACTTGGCGTGACTCTATTGAATGAAAGTATATCCCTATCCCTATTTCCATTTAGATCCTTCCATACTTTGTTGTATCCAAAATATATAATATCATAAGAAAAACCGTAGCTTTTTAAATCGCCCATCCCTATGACTTTTCTATCCCAAATTAAAACGTTCTTTAAATTTAAGTATTTTTCTATAATAGGTTTTATTTGTGGCAAATAATCAATATTCCCAAACAAGTAAAAATGCGCATTGTCCTTTAACAAAGGGACTGCACTTTTTAAAACTTCTTCAAACAAAACAACTGTGTCTTGAATTTTATCGTTTGCAATTTTTTCTTTATCATTCCAGCCACTTTTAAAATTCATTCCATACGGTGGATCACTTAGCAATAAATCGAAAGTTTTGTTTTCTAAAGTTGGCAGGATTTTTACACTATCCCCTAATATTATTATTTGTTTTGTATTTGTAATCTCAACAGGTTTTTCGAATTCACTTTTTTTAAATTCAAAATTATTTTTTTTCTCTTCTTTCTTTATTTCTTGATATGCTTGGTTAATGCTTATTACGCCCGTGCTTAATTGTGATTTAACTTCTGGAGTTGCACTTGCTTGGATCACTTTTACTTTTGCAATTGTGTCGTGAGAGACGTTGGCAATTTTTGCAAGTTCTTGACGTGTTTCAATTGGTTTGGTTTCCGCAGATATCTGCGGAGAGCTATATTGGTTTTTACCTAAATTTTCTTTTGCCTTTTCTTGAAACACGTTTTCAAGTTGCAAAGCCAAAACGCTTCTTTGGTATCCGTTCAAATTACGCCTACCAAACTGATTCAAGATCATCCATTCTTTGGCTTCATTCCCGTCTTTGAATTCTTTGCTTACCGTCCTGAACTCCAAACTGTATTTGTTTGCAATGGCATAGCGGTTGTGACCATCCACCAAATACCCGTTCCACACCACCAAAGGATCTCTAATCCCTTCGCTTAAAATATTCGCTTCCAGTTGCTTGTACTCTTCTCCAGTCAAAGCAGGAATAAGCTTCTTAAAATCTTCTCTTATTACGATCACTTCTTTCTCCAATGCATCCAGAGCCACCCGCTTGCGTAGCCCATTAAATCTGTAAATTGTTTTGCTTCTTGCAAGTTACGACATAAACTCTTAACCACCCAAATCGAATTAATCTTTTTTGCTTTTGCCAGCAATACCCAACTTGCAACCGTGCCACCCCGTGCCATTTGCATCGCTTCGCTTCTTGTAAGTTCCTGTAATTCCGCAACCACTTCACGCTCTGTCTTTGGTATCACGCAACCGCAAAACACGCACGCCCGTGCAACGCTTGGAATCAAAGCTCCGCAATCTTTGCACAACTTGACGGGCGCAACACCGCCCGTTTTCTTTTCTTGCTTCTTTAAAGTCCATTCCCTTGAATCGTCCCAAAAACCGTGAGTCAAAACGTTATTACCAAAGTCGAGAATAACAAACCCGTCTTTGCCAGCCGAGGTTCTTGAACCACGCCCGCACATCTGGAGGAATAGCGGAAGACTTTTAGTCGCCCTATAAAGAATTATGCACTCCGTTGAAGGTTCGTCGAAACCCGTTGTAAAAAGGCCTACGTTTGACAAAACTGCGTTGGGTGTCACTTTATACCAGTCGAGTGCGTTTTGTCGTTCTACGGGGCTTGTAGAGGCGTCCACGTGCATTATGGGCACGCCGTGCGCTGTGAATTCTGCGCAAAGTTCTTTTGAGCTTGCAATGTTCGAACAAAACACCAAAGTTTTTTTGCCGTTTGCTAACCGCTTGTAATTTTGCAAAACCCCCTTGTAAATTTGTGAGACGCTGTACATAGCCCCAAGGCTAGCAGGATCGTAGTCACCAGCAACAGTCTTTATGCCTTGCAAATCAACTTGCACGCCGAAATAAGAAGGCTTGGCTAAATAGCCCTGCTGAATCAAGTCTTGCACGTCCACAACGTTTACAATGTCGGTATAGTGCTTGTCAAGGCTTTCTTGGGTTCCATGGCGGTAAGGCGTCGCCGTTGCGCCAATTACAACTGCATTTGCATTCACGAACGGCATAAGCTTTGTAAATGTTTGCTTATGCGCCTCGTCAAAAATAATCAGATCCAGACGTTTGAAAAGTGCCAAATATTCGGGCTGGCTTAAGCGTCTGTAGATCGTCTCCACCATTGCAACATAAATCGAATATCTGTTCAAGTGCGTTGTAAAGGCTTGAATGTATTCTGGTAGTATTTTAAGGCGGTTTAAAGCCCCTCCAGATTGTGTAAGCAATTCGACACGGTCTGTAATGATCATCACCGTTTTGCCCTTTTCAATTGCACTTCTGCACATCTCCGAAAATATAACCGTTTTGCCAGCTCCAGTCGGAGCGCAAAGAATAACTTTCTTGTGGCCACTTGCAATTGCATTGCGAAGCTTCTGGATTGCTTCAATTTGGTAGTTTCTTAAATTCATTTTATTACAGATATTACAGATTATTACAGATGTTTTGCACGATCTGTAATATTTAAGTTGTTTATAATTCAAGTAGTTGAAAAAGTTATTACAGATAAACAGATAAAAGTAAGTAAAAGAGTATAATATTATTATTATTATATATATATATACATACATATTTTTATATATATATAGGAACGTGTTTTTCATCTGTTTATCTGTTTATCTGTAATACTTGTAAGTACTTTGTTTTTCAATGCTTAAGCGAAATTATTAAGCGGTTCGCTTCTTTTTGCCACAAACCAGCATCCAGAAGTTTTGCCGTTTATTACTTTGTGTTCTTTCACATAACCATAATTGCTCAACACTTGACCAAGCTTTTTTGGTGTCAATCGCAACGTTGTATCTTGACTGATTATGTTTAATATTTGGGTATTAGTTAGCCATTCGGAGTACTTTGCATTTGGTTCTTTGAAGTATTGCAATAGGAGTTCCTCTTCAACACAAACGGATTTATTTGCGTATGTAAAATCGTTTAGAATGCTTATTTCCTCTTTGTTTAATTGCCAGTCTTTACCACACAATACATACTCATTATAAAGCTCTGCAAATAACATATCTTTGTCAACTTCGTTATAAAGATCCCAATTAATACCAATAATATCAATCGGAATGATTCTGCGATTCCCGGTCAAGTCATTAAGCAGTTGCGAATCATTTGACGTGCCACAAAGGACGGCATATCTTTGCATATCGATGTTCCTTTTTTGATACGGCGGACGCACGGAAAACACTTGTTTTGAGCTTAATTCCTTCAATAAACTTTCTTCTTTTTTTGACTTACCGCCGAATTCATCATCGCATATTATAAGCTTATTACACATAAGAATAAGATCATCTTTGCCAAGATCTAGTTTTGATTCCGCATAATATTTATGCAAAGATTCAGGCAGTAACTTTCTAAAAAAGTTCGTTTTACCAATGCCTTGCCCACCACAAAGAACCAAGATTGTAACTGAGTGTATTCCATGCATTGAAGCCACGACACCAAGCAACCATTTTTTTACGTAATGTTCAAGCGTTGCTGATGACATGTGTTTACTTTCTTTGTAAATAATTGATCTACAAAGCTTTGCAATATGTCCGCTTGTGTGAGCGCCATTGCATTGCTCAAGATATTCGGTAAAAGGATTGAAGCTTGGCGTATTATCGCTATCGATTATGCTGTTTACTATTTGCGATTGAACCGTATTGCCTAATTGTTCACGTAGTTGAATAAAGATGGTATTAAATTCACGATCTGTAAAGTTACGCCCGTCAATTTCCATGCTTTGTGTAACCAAATTATATTTCAGGTTATGTACATTCAACATGGCTTTGATTGATTCGATTTCGCCAGAGCTTTTTTGCGCTTTTTTCGATTTGATATCAACTTCAAATGCTTTGTCAACTGTTAAAACTACTTCGGAGCCTGTGATACCCTTTTGATCAAGTGCTTTAAGTGTCGAAGCTTTTTGCTGTTCAACAGATTGCGAGTCACGACCTTTAGCATATTGCGCAACTGCAATAATTGTTTTTGTCTTTTCGGTTTGCGTAATAATTCCAGCTTTAGAACATAGATAAAAGAACGTATTCAAGCTTACCGCACCGTTTTTGCTTTTTAAGCATTCGTTGTACTTCGCATCCGTTTGGAATTCATCATATTTGGGGCTTTGCGAACTCACAGCGTGAAATAGCTGGCGTCCTTGCTCTCCTAACCCGTTTGCAAGTGCAAAAGCGATCTGGAGCCAATCGTGGTAACCGCCAGCGGTTAAGTCGATATTCTTTTGTTGTATTTGTTGAATGATGTATTGATAATCGTCATCAAGTGCAATAATTGACGTGCGTTCGACTTCTTTTACAACATCTTTAACGTATATTTTGAATGCCTTTGGTTCTTGATCCCTTTGATATAAGTGTGGATCAAAAGAAACATATCGAAGCCGTGAAACATCTTTGCAAGACTTGTCCGCAACCACCTTGTAAAAGTCTGCTAGGTACTTTTCGAGGCCGAAATACGCTTGCAAGTGTTTTTCTGGTTCGATCTTGAAGTATGCAACCCAACCATAACCGCCGATTGAATGATGCACTGCCCAAGTATACGGATCTTGTTTGAGTGCTTCAATATCAGCATCGCCGTTGTCTTTTATATCAATATCAATACTTATAATATTCGAATGCTGGTCGATTGAATCAGCGTTGCGCTTTTTGAAGGTTCCAGATGGTGTCACAGCTGGCATGGTTTTCTTTTCACGTTTGCCGTTTCGTACTTCAAAAACTTGATCTTGCCATCTGCCGTCTTTTACATAACCTAAGAAGGTATAGAAAGAGATGTTTGCTTCTGGAGTTGTATCCATTGCCGTTTTGAATATCGATATATTCATTATGCCACCCTATCAAAATAAAAACTTTCAAAATGCTTAATAAACGCTTTAAAGTCAAGCGAATCGATAAA